TGCTCGGGCAGGCGGCGCACGGCGTCGAAGTCGGGGAGGGTGGTCGTTGTCATTTCGCAAGCCTCCCAGTCAGTTGTTTCATCTGGTTTTCAAACTCGGCTCGCTCGCCAGTATCCAGCGCGGCGCGGCGTATTTCAGATTCGATCTCTTTTTGTTCGCCCGTTTCAAATGCAGACTGGCGGTCATGGTCCAAATCCTGTCTCTCCATCGCAGGACGATAACTCTTGCCCGTCAGCATGAGGATAAAATTACGTCCGTCCGAAAGGCGATCTGTAATACGGAAGTCCAATTGCGCCGGTGAAACATTGCCAGCCATCAAGGTGACAAATCCCTGCCCGCGCTCAGTCCCCGCCTCATGTCGTTTGTTTACGACGTGAAAGAATTGCTCAATCTTGAACTCCGTTGATCGTTCCGTTGTTAGTTCGTCAATTGCCAGCAAAGGGAACGATATAAATTTTTCCTGTGTCTCTACAATCTTTCTTTGCGGCTGGTCGTCATCGAACGCCATTCGCATCTGGTCAAGAATATCCTTCTGCGTCGTGAAATGAAAAACACCGCGCCCGCTACGTGCCCACTCAGCACAGGCGATTTGTAACAACTTTGTTTTTGCCAACCCCGCCCCGCCATACAGATAACCCATGCCGTTTCCGTATTCCAGTAATTCGCGGATAGCCTGCACAGCCTCGCTTACATTTTCGCGCATGACGATTTCGTCCCAAGTGGATGATGCAATCTCGCGGGCGGTCAGTCCGTGACCGTCAAAGATGCTGGACTCAGGCGGCAGGCTGGGGCATGGTGCGAGTTTCCCAAATCGCGGATCCCCAACCGGCACATCGTAGCGGACATAACCAACCCCGCCACAAACGGGACAATCGGGGCGGCAAAGAACGCGGGCGGGCGTGACGGGAGTTCGCACTCCCTGCCATTTGTTTTCGTGTAATACTTGCCGAATGATTGTCATCGTCTCACCTCCGCACGTAGCGCCGCACGATCTGCGGCAAGTTCCGCCATGAAATTGTCATCCGCCGGGGGAGCGGGTTGGGCAGACTTGGTGCCGTTGGAACGTGCCAGATTTCCAGGCTTCCATCCGAAGCCGTGATCTTTCCATCCTTGCAATACCGCTTCTGTGAAACTCCAACTCCGATGCTTTGCGCTTTTCACTGTCGCTTCAAAGGCCGGCTGATACCATTCGGCAGGAAAGGTGATCGCCGCATTTCGGAACATGCTCATCAAGAGTGGGGTTGCTGCACCGATGTTCTGTTCGTACAGTCCCTTGATGGTCTGTGTTCGTGCTTCGATCGCCTTCGTTTCCTCATCATCAGATTCTTTAATAGAATCTTTAATAGAATCTTTAATCAACTGACTCTGTGAAACAGTTGTGTTTCCCTGTGAAACACTCGCGTTTCTGTGTGAAACAGTTGATTTCGATCTGTTTCTGTGTGAAACAGTTTCAACAGCACCTAAAGCCGACTTCATGATCACTTTTCCGGCATCTACATAGATATGCGGAATGTTCCGGGCGTCTGGTGTGGTGTCAATCAGGTAGCCGTCATTGCAGAGGGTTTCCATTCGGCGCATTGCGGTCGCTTCGCTGATATTCAGGATCCCGGCAATGGTTCGAAGCGATGCGCGACAGACTCCATCTTCCATCTGGCAATAGCGCCACGCCACGCCAAAGACAGCCGGGGTAATCTCGTCTTTGTAGAAACCCAGCAGCGCTTCAAATAGCGGATAAAAGCCGCTGATTTCCTGAACGATCTTTCTAGGTTCACTCATCCTGCATCCCCTCCAATCACATACAAAAACCACGTCCCGGTAATCCTGCTCAGCCGCAAGTGGCAATCCATCCCGACAAACGGCTTCAGATCGTCCAGGCTACCGATCGGCACGACATAGCCCCGGCGCATGATCGCGTCCTGCATCAGCGGGATCGGCTGGTAACTCGGCCCTTCAAGCATCGCCTCGGCGGTTTCGGCTACATAGTCGGTGTCGTCTGGAATGCCCGTATTTGCGATGTCACGGGCATGGACAGCCTTCAGCGTGTCGTTTCTGATCTGTACTGTGTGCTCCACTAAAATCGTCATAATTACACCTTTGCTCCTTCAGGCTTCCCGAGTGACAACAAGTATTCGATGTGCGCCTCCACAAACTCTCGGCGGATCATAAACAGGCTGTCGAAATAGTCCGTCGTGGGAGATAGCAAGCCCTCGCGCACGGCGTAGTAAGCCGCCACGTAGGGCCGGAACCATGGCGAATGCTCGAACATCCAACCCCGCTCCAGGATGACCTTATGCTGGATTTTCAGGTGGCATTTTTGGCATAACGCCGGGATATTCCACCAGGCGCAATTGTCGGGGTGAAGGTCAAGGTGGTGCACGGTCAGCATATATCCGGCGGGGATATCGTGCTCATGACCGCATCGGACACATTTCCACTCAGCCGCCTCTTTTACGGCTAGTGCAATCTCTTTCCAATTGGAGGGATAGACTCCAGTTGATTTTCTATGCATCATATAATCCTTCGCCCGGCGGCCTTCCAACCGGCGGGCTCAAAGAAAATGGCTACGCCGGCACCAAAGACCTGGCGAACTTCTCGGCATCTTTCACGGTCAATTCGGTTTCGATCTTCTGCCGCTTCCATGCCTCGTGCATGGTGCGTGCGGCTTCTTCCGTGCTGAAGGATGTGATCTTCTTGACCGCTGCAATGATCTTGTCGTTGTTGTATCGATACTTCGGGGCATCGGTCGCAGGCGTGACCGGCAGTTCCACCTTTGGCTCTTCGTCTTTCACTTCTTTGCCTTCTTCAAAGTCTTCTGGCTCGCCTGCCGGAATGTCATCTTCAATGTCTTCCGGTTCGTTCACACCCTTCAACTCTTCAGGGTGAAAACCAGTCTGAAGCATCGGCATATCGGGCATTGCAAGCCGCCTGCTCTTGGCGAATGCCATCTCTGCAAATTCAGGATCAGGCTCAATATGCACAAGCCATCTCTTCGTGCGGCTCTGCTTGCCCTTCTCGTCGGTGTATGCGACCATCTGCGGCTTGCGTCGAAGGATGAGCGGAACGCCTGCGAATGGAAGACCGAGAGAATCGCAGAAAACTTTGATCGAACCAAGTTCGCCGCTGTCCGGCCCGCCGATGGCGATGATGTCGTTCTGGCTTGTAGTGGCGAGCAGGAGATACCCGAGCCGGTTAAGTTCGTACAACGTCACCCTCAAGCGGCCCACCGGCTTGGCTTCGGTCAGGGTTTTCTCTGTGCGATGAAAGACCATATTCTCGATGTAGGGCACAGGCTGGTCGGCTTTCATCGGCACTTCGAGCGGGTCCGTGTGCTTGCCTTCCGTTCGTTTCCAGATCTTCACCACACGGTCGGCGGTCGCCAGGCCATTCTTGACGTAGATCTCCTTGCCTTCCCGCCACCGCAGAATTAGCTCGCCGTCACTACGGGCAACAAGCCTGTTGGACGTATAGGCTTCAAGGTACGCACTCCACACCCGGTCTACTTCGTTGAACGGAAACGTCACCTTCAGCGTATTCGGCGTTTCGCCATACAACGTCTTGAACAAGGTGGAAGCCTTTACTTCGGATTCGTCAAACTCCACGCGGAAGTAGTTCAAATCCTTCCCCTGGATTTCATACTCGCTGCCGTCTGCATTCGTCCGCTTCTGTTTCGGCGAACCCTTGCGGATTGTGCCGATCTGCGGGAACGACAAGCCTCTATCGGTGAGACCACGTATGGGTGACATTTAGATCTCCTGTCCTTTTGCCATGAACTGAATGAGTTTCAGTACCGCGCGGCAATCACCGAGAGCGGTATGATCTCCACCGGGAAGCCGTTGCCACCGGAAGTTGCCGTGATAGCCATTCCAATCCCCGACATATTCACCGTAGGCATTCATTGCACATGTCCAGGATGAGCAGGGAAATTCAATTGTGTGCTTCTGCGTTTCTGCGCTTTGTCTCAATATGCGGAGGTCGAAATCTGCGTTGTATATGACAAGCCGTTTACCCTGCATGCGCTTGTGGATTTCAAGCCACACATCTATGAAATTGGGAGCGTCTTTCACGGTCTCATCTGTGATACCGTGAATACCACTTGCCACGGCCGGGATGTGAACCGTCGGCTTGACCAAAACGTTATTCATCAGCACATCACCCGCCCCATTGATGATCGCCACCTGGCACACCTGGTCTGTGGGTCCGAGACCCGTTGTCTCGGTATCCAGAATCACCCAGTCGGCAGGGTTTTTCTTGAGCAGGTCACGTGCCCATTCTTTCGCCGTTTCGTGCGCATCGAAAATGAAATCGTACGCGGTGCTATATTTGCACCTGCGGTTGACGCAAATCCACTCATCAACCAAATCTCTCTTCATGGGCTGATTGCAATTACGGCATTCATGGGCGTTATATTCAGGGTCTGATGGAGGGTCAAATCTGTCGATTGTTTCCATAACCTAAGTCCTGTAAGTTCTTTTCAGTGCTCTGCGTCTTTCGCAGGTTCATGATCTTTCTCAGGTTGTGCTCTGCTTCGATGACTTCGTGCTCACTCTGCTGGCGCTGGTATTCTGCATAACTCCTGCTGGTGTAGCCAACGGTCTCTTCGCCGCACATCGGGCAGATCGCATATCGCTTCCCATCGATGAACTTGAACGAGAGTTCACCCCAGCATGTCGAGCACACATAGCTGCGCAGGGTCTCATCCAGTTCGTCCCGGGAAAGCGGCTCAACCTTGTAACTTGCCACTTTTGCGCAACTCCCAGTACTCTTCCGCGCTCACGACCACGGCTGTTTTATCCCGTTTGATCTGCGGCGCTTCGGCTTTCATGCGCTCCACCATTTCCGCCAGTTCTTTCAGGTTCCTCGGACTCTGGTTTATCTTGCGATTGAGATATTGGTTTTCGTGTGCCGTGTTCATGGCTACTTCTCCTCCGTCATCTGGAAATACTTTCGAATGAGAACAATTGCCGCGCCATACATCACGGCGTGAACGTTGTCGTCGTGGGTCTGCTTGACTGCCTTCTTGAATTCGCCAATCGTTCCCCAAAAGCAGCCCGCCTTGATGTAGATCGCCGACTTCTCGGTCTTCACTTTGGAGATGCTGCCGTCGTCTTTTCGGACGTAGGTAAAATCGCCTGCTCGGAAATACACCGCGTACAGGAAATCTTTCCGACTGCCGATTGGGCCAACTACAAAGATATGGTCGGCACCGCGCAGGTCGGCACCGCGCAGGTTGGCACCGCTCAGGTAGGCACCGCT